TTCACATCTTTCTTGGCAACTTCAAACTGATACTCATCATGAATGGAAGCTACCAGCTTGGCATCAAGCCCCGATTGGTTTATACGAATGATCATATTGACAAGCCACTCCTTACACACAACAGCACCAGCCCCTTGTATGAGGGTATTAAGAGCACTGTGAGGGCTTCTAATATGGAGGTTCCTTCCATCCACTCCTTGTATCACACCTTCCTCTGCCTCCTCTAAGATGTCGTTACGGATCTCTTTCAAGGCTGGCATATTCTCTAGGAATCTATTGATAAGAACCTGTGCCTGTGCTTTGTTCACTCCTACTATTTGCCCTATCTTATAAGCCTGTGCTCCATACAGCCAAGCATAAATAAAAGTTTTACATTGATCTCTGTCTGTTATTCCAGCCATCTTCATATTTCTTGTGTGAATATCTCCATTCACAAGCTCATTGGTGAACTCTTTATCATTCATGAGATGAGCCAAGCATCTGAGTTCCAGACCAGAGGCATCTGTTCCCACCAGAGAATGTGTTTGAGGATTCCCCACTGTCCAGCAATCTCTACACTCTTCCCCAAAGGGGGATCTCACAGCCGGGACATTTGCCATGTTGGGAGACATGTGTGCCATACGTCCAGTGATAGTTTTCAGAGTAAGAACTCTGCCATGTACTCTCCCTGTCGTGTCATTATAGGCATCTATCCACCCCTGTATCTGAGCTATTCTTTTTTGTAGAAGAAAGAACCGTGAGAATTTCTTGGCCTCTTCCATGTCACTTTTATTTAGAATCTCTTCATTGATCATGGGTTGCTCTGATTTAGGTGTGAATTGTTTTGGCTTCCACCCCCTCTTTTTAAGACGGGCTGCAATCTGTTGTCTACTTGCTATGTTGAATGGAATCTTCTTGGTCTTTGTCTTTAACTTGATCTTAATAGGGGGGAACTCTTGCAAAGACCACTCTGTTAATTCCTGTGCCTCGTCTGATAATCTCCCTAGAAGTCCTATAGTTTTTTGTATGTCCAAGGCAAAACCATTCTTCTCCTGCTGATCCAGAATAGCTCTGATCTTATGTTCTAAATCAATAGCATAGGAGGAAAAATCTTTACCCTCATTGTTTAAACGGTCATACACTTTCTCAGTTAGAAGCACATCATTCTTACAATACTCTAACATATCCTCTGTGTATTCAGAAAAGGTATCACATTCCATCTTGGGAAACTTTAATCTTTTTCCCCATGCAGCCAAGCTGTGTCCATCATCTCTTACTGGAGCAAACAACTGTGACATTATCAGTGTATCTTTGATCTGCTTTAATTTTATATTTGTTCCAAGTAATCTATTCAGGATTGGGGCATCAAAAGATACTCCGTTGTGCATAATAAAATTATCTACAGTATCAGACCAAGGCTTGAACTTATCAAGATTGTTATGATCCCATACGTGTACCTGAGATGTAGAAAGATCCTTCGCTACAATGCAATGGATCTTCTGTGCATCCAAAGAATCTGTTTCAATATCTAGTACTACATTCATACTCCAAAACTTTCTCCACATCCACATTGAGATGTAGCATTAGGATTTTTAAATACAATGTACGAACCATTAATACCATCAGTGTAATCTATAGTTACACCCAGAAGAAACATCATAGCCTCCGGTCTAACATATAGATTACCGTCAAGCAGAGGTACTACAGTATGCTTATCAGGGATATCATCCAGTATGTCCCACTCGTAAGTGAACCCTGCACAACCACCACCCTTCACACCAAGCTGTATGCCTACCACATCTTGATCTCTAACTATACGAGATAGATGTTCGTTGGCTACCTCAGTAATGTTTATCATCTTTATTCAACTTCGATATTCATATTAATCAAGTTAGCATCGTTGACATCTATGTGATAGAACTTCTCATTGGACATGTACTTGTTATTAATTGATGCAACCTTGGCATCTCTTACGGCCTGTCCATCAATGAACCATGCTTGTTTACAATCAGGTCTGAACACAACAAATGTAAGTGTTCCTTCTCCTCCAGACTGTACCCACTTATCTATGATCTTATGTTTCCGATAGGGAATACGTATTTCATCCCAATGATTAGGCCAATCCTGACCCTTGACCCAGCTATATTTTATTTCAGTCTCAAAGAAAGCTGGAATGTCTCCTTTCTTACATGTAATGTCAACTCCGTAAGTTTCTGCTGGATCTATGTCTTCATATCCGTTCTTGTCCAACCACTTTACCATTGCCCCGTTGGACAAGGGATCTGCTTTATTATATAACTTTCTATCAAATCGTTTAGTTTCCATCATTGTCTCCTGTGTTAAATGGATTTTCAATCTCTGTCATTCTACCAGTTTTTTTATCATAAAACAAGTGTGTTGCTATTCCTGTCTCACCCGTGTATCGATTCTTTAGAATACGTACCGTGGTGGTATTGGAAAGTATCTCGTCATCCTCTTGTTGATTTCTTTCCAAGGCTATGACACCATCAGAGAGATGAGCTATGCTGGCCGATCCCCTAAGATGTGAAAGAGATACTTCTTTACCTTCTTCATGTCCACGATCACCAGAGGGTCTACGTAGGTGGGACACAAGCAATAGTCCTATCCCTGTTTGTTCCACCAGTGATCTCAACTTGGTCATTAACATATCTATTGACTTCCTTTCATCTCCAAACGAGTCTTCCTGTCCACTAACCAGTATACTAAGATGATCTAATATAATCCACTTACAGCCCAGTGCCTGTGCCATAAACCTAATCCTACTCAGGATCTCATCATTACCTATACTGCCAAAGTGATCAAAGGCAAAGAACCTTCCACTGTTAATTGTGCTATCTTGCCATGCCTCCAATTGCTCCCTTTCAAATCCTTCTCTAACTTCTTTTATGTACAATCTGGAGGAGGCTTCCACACTCATGATATTCCATGCCGTATTTTTGACACTTTCTTCCAGAGCTAGAACACCTATGTTATCTTCTGTGTTTTTCAAGAGGTGATGCATTAACTCCCTCATGATGCTGGATTTTCCCATTCCAGCCCCGCTACAAAAACAAATTAATTCCCCGGTACGCATTCCATAGGTCTTCTCGTTCATCCCGGCCCAAGGATATAGACATGTCTCACAATACTCCTCATCATATAAACTACTGCCAATATCCTTAAGATTAATAATACCAGCAGGAGTGTATGGTTGTGCATTCCACCAACACTTATTGAATGCCTCCCGCAAGCTCATCTTCAGATACTCATTGGCATCTTTGTGTTCCAGATGTACTATCTTACATTTATTGGGAGCAAACAACTGTGCCACTTCTTCACTGGCCTTTCGTCCCTGCTTGTCCATGTCAAAGCACAATACCACTGTATCAAAGCTATCTAAATAGGAGAAGGCTTTCTTGCAATCCCTTAATGCACCAGCAGCCCCTGTCTTGATGGACACACTGGGCCACTTAGATCCCATGAGTTCATAAGCACTCATTGCATCCACTTCACCTTCACATATAGTTATAAATTTACCTTTGGGTGAAAATATATTCTGACCAAAGAGAACGGCATCACTTATATCTCCCTCAACCCACATTCGTTTGTCCTTGGTCTGTCTTATCTTACTCCCTATTTGAGTACCAAACTCATTGAAATATCCATACAAGTGATGAGTGACTATGCTGCCATCAGTCTTGATCTTTGTATTAAATTTCTTAGCAGTTTCCATAGAGATCTTACGATCACTAAGAGCACCCCAGTTTCCTGTTGTAGTCATGGACTTTACCTCTTGCTTTGGCATTGATAAAATATTATCTCCAAATCTAGTCTCGCAAGAAAAGCAATATGAGTATCCAGCTTGGTGCTGTACGTTCCCATACTCTGTATCACATTCTGGATTTGGGCATGGTCCTCTGTCTAACCATCCACTTTGTGTCATTTATACCCCCGGTCCCGGCCAAATTTCATTCTCTATCTCCTTTACTCGTTCAGTCATGGTTTCATTGGTAAAGCCCAATGGAACAGAACACCTCTTGACTATAGCAAACTTTGGAATAGAAATCAACCCCCCATATTCAGCATCCACTTTACTGTCAGAATTATTAATGGACGAGGCTATTGTTACATACAGATCATCCTCGTTCACCAATATTCCTGCTGATTTTATTACCATTGGTTTTAAATCTTTGGCTTCCTGTTCTGTTTTCCATTCAGCATCATTATACTCTGCCGAATCAATCCACTCCAGACAAATAACTTTAGTATTCATCGGCATCCGTCCACATATCTTTCATAAAATTATCTATGAAGGCTTCTTTGTCAGACATGATATCATCCACTTCCATTTTGGCTAGACGTTTAGATTCTTTAATGTCATATCCTTCTGCCTTGTACTGCCGTGTAATAGACCTAAAGAGTTTCTGTCTTTCCCTTTGTAACATACTGTTAGCCATCTTTATCATACCTCAATAACATTGTGTCTATAGCATCATGAATAAAAACATATTTCTCTATGTCCTGTAGAGAAGTAGGATCATATCCTTTCAGAATTAAATCTCTGATCATGGACAGG